AGTATCTCTGTCAAGGTCAAAAGCTAGTCCTGGCTCGGTTGCTGTTCCTGCACTCAAACCACGGAAAAGTTGGTTAACCTTTGCTTTTCTATTAGGGATTAGTGGATCAGAAATAACAATGGGCAGAATAGCTTCACCAGTTACTAATGCATTCGCAAGAGTTTCTAACTGGGATATCCGTTTAGTTGCCACGAAATTTCAACACAATTTGCTACAGTTTTATTTATACGACTTAGGGCTGGAGTATTGATATAGGTAAAAACTCGTAGGCAATAATTTTTGTATCATCTGTCCTGGTATTAGGACCAAATCTTATAAATAGTGGTAGAATTAGGAAAAGCAAAATGAAGTGAAAACTTAATTTGTTATTATCCCCTTATTCAAGTAATATGCACAATCTTAGATCACAAAATCAACTAGCTGAGTGGAAACACTCTCAAGACCGTTGCTTAAACACACCACAGGAAGAATTAATAGATGATTACTTCTCCTGTCTTATTGAGAGCGATAGCTATGAGCAGGAAAGACTCTGTAGACAACTGCTCTGCTGACCTCTAGAGTGTTTTCATCTTTTTCAATCCGCACAGTGATTTACCGTTGTGCATAATACTTACCCCCTTTCAGGGGGTATTTTCATGTACTTTTCACCAGTAAATTGAAACCACCCAGTAGCGATATACTTACTCTTACTATATGGTGGATTACCTCTATGCATATGTGTCCAATATGCTGGCCATATAGCAATAGAACCAGCAACAGGATTTAATCTCCTACCATGCTGTAAGAATTCTGTCTCTGCCTCACCTTCAAAGGTGTTTAAGTATAATGTCCAAGCAAGCACACGGTCAGTATCATTATTACCACTATTTTCACAATGCCATGAATGAAAACCTCCACCTGGATGTGTTTTCTGCAATTTAACACTCCACGTGGAGTATGGCATCAAAATCCTTGTGTCTCTAGTATTAATAATATTATATTTCTCTACGTACAGATCTATTGCTTTACTCAATGCATCATTAATTATTTCACGTGCTTCTGGATAGTCATACTCAGCAAAAAGTGACTGATCGACTCTCTTATCTCCCACAATATGCTTCTGCATATATGGTGTGACCCTAGTGTCAAGGATCACATCCATTTGTTTAATAATAGCATCACATTGCTTTTGAGATACTAACTTAGGAAATACCTCAATAAAATCTGGGTGCATTTACTTCCACTTCAATGGTGTCGAATAGTCTATTAAGTGATCTAGCATAGTCTCTATACCCAGACCCAACATATACCTGTCCTGCCACTACTGAGATTGTAGCAATACCCCAAAAGATGTAGTAAAATCTACTCTTTACTTGGTTCCTCTGTTTTGTCCTGTTTGGACTCCATTCTGGTAAAGGTGGTGTTGTCATCTTGATTCATATTTTTAACTATTCTATCATAATCTGACGCACTGTCAAGTAATGACTTCTTCAACTCTTCTAGATCCCACTTTATTTCTTCAGGCATTGGAAAAACTTAATACTGCTCTTGGTGTACAACTAATAGGCTCATGATATACACCAGCAGGTATGTAAATACCACATCCTGGCCATAGGGTATATTGTTTGCCGTCGTCAAATCTATACTTAGTGCTGCCTATTGCACCAACTATGAATACATCTTGATCATCACAATGTCTACCAAATGTCCTTGACTGTGGTGTAAATGCCACATAGGTATCTAGTAAACCAAATCCAAACTCATTATATACCTTCTGAGCAACAGGCACAAAAGAAGAGGGTAACGTATCACCCTCTAATATAATAGTAGGAAGTATTTCTTCTGGAGTCTTCTCATTAGAATAACCCCAGTGACCATCTTGAACATCACCATTTATCTTTTCGATTACTTGGTCCCAGTGTATATCCACTTGAGTCCAACATGGTAGATGTGTAGGTTCCATTAACAATCACATAGGTTAGGGTGTTCACCTGTAGCACAATAATATGCAGGTATTGCTACATCATCACAAGTGTATGAGTCTGGTACTCCTGGTGGACTAAAATTACCCATACCTCCATTAGTACATCCTACTAGGAGTAGGCTAAATGGAATCAAGATCTTTGCCATGTTTTGCATATGCAGGTGGATTGAATACTGACTGTTTAGTTGCTTGATAATCTTTATCAAATATATCCAACCCTTTATCTGTAAGGATGTGGTTATACATTCCATCAAAGATCTTAGGTGGCATGGTAACTACACTAGCACCATTCCAGAATGATCTACTGACTTTATATACGTCACGTATAGATGCTGCAAGTATCTGAGTCTTAACTCCTTGCACCTTATATACTTCGCTTATTGATCGGACAACCTCCAACCCAGCAACGCTATTATCGTCCAACCGCCCAATAAAAGGACTGACGTACGTAGCACCTGCCTTTGAAGCAAGGATAGCCTGAGCTGCATTAAAAATAAGCGTAACATTTACTCTAACTCCATCATCTGATAATACTTTACATGCCTGCAACCCTTCTGGGGTGCATGGTACCTTAATGGTACACACGTAGGGAAATTCCTTAGAGAGTCTTCTACCCTCTCCTATCATATCCTCCACGACTTCCATACTAATGTCTGGAATGCCATTGTGTGCTAACTCACGATAGACATCTTCTGGATCTCTACCACTCTTACGAATAAGAGATGGGTTAGTTGTGACACCATCGATTAACCCAGTCTCGAAACGTTCGAGAATACTGGTGACATCAGCAGTATCTAAAAAAATCTTCACTCGGGAACCTCTTCATAGTTTTCAATAAATTCCTCTACTGTAAACAGTAGTGGGTGGCATTGCTCTGCTATTAGATAGTCTGACCATTTATACATGTCATCCATATCATATCCAGTGGCTAATGCTGCTTCGTTTTCAATCTCATCCAATTCTGCCATTGCTTGAGGTAGTTCCTCAAATGTGAAAGGGATGCCTTGAATGTACCACATGTCAACTATTTTACCATTTAGGTAGCAATACTTGCGTGTGATACGTCCTTTCATGTCATCAAGTCCTTACTCATTTCTGCGAGTGCACCATCCACATAAGCACGTGTACCAACGGGATCTGGGACAAACTCATCAGGTTTTGGAATATTTAGCTCTGGTTCTTGTGGATCCTGAGCAACTGATGCTACTGGTGATATTATGCAGACAATACCGTTATTGGTAGTAACCTTTAGGGTATGTCCTTTCTCCACCAGATTCAATGAAAAAGGGAGATTGTCTTCCAATTCTCCCTGTGTTAGTTGTATGATATTCATAGGTATGTAATCATATCGTCAGGGACTAATCTTTTAAAGTGTTGCAATGTTTCAGTGAACCCATCCACTCCGTTTTCACTAAACTCCCACGTCACTATCTCATCATATCCTTCATTGTCCATGATCTTTACTTGTCTCTTTGCCACATTCACCCAGATATGCTCTAGGTATGTGCCTGTGTCTCCTGTTATCTCTGCCATGTTGGATGGGTCACTGGATATAGTATACACTAGTTCAGCAAAACTGGCAACCCGAAGACCTGACAAGGACCAGCAGCACAACCCACTGCCATGTAACCGTTGTTGACCACGTATGCTCCTAGACCATTGTTACACTGGTTAATAATAGCACCCTGTGGGACAAACTCAGCAATCACACCAGTGGGTGCTGAGATAAAGGTAGCATGGAATGAGTTCTGTGAACCTGCTAGTATGTCTGCCATACTACTAGGCATCTGCTGACCTACTGAGATCCTAACCTGTGTTGGTGGTGCAACACCTGGGAATGGTAAGTCTGTTGTGATATCAACAATAGCACCCTTACACATAGTAAACTGACCAGTCAATGACGTTGCAGTCATATTGAATAGTGCAATAAACTCAAATCTACCTGAGTTTAAGAATGATGATATCCAGTTGGCCTGGTTGATTATCTCACCATCAGCAATATTTTCAATAGTATTACCTTCTATCTTAACGTTTTGAGATATAATCTGAGTTGATTCAATACCAGTCATACTTCCCTTAGCATACTGTACCTTATACTCACCACCTACTGATACATCACGATCACCCTCAAATCTAGCAGAAGACTTCTGCTCTGTTGAATCACTTAAAGCACCTGCTAATTGAGGTCCATATGCAGTACGACCCATATGGTCAGCACCAGGTGCGAATGGAATCTCATCTACAGGATAGAATGAGCAGTCTTTTAACTTATTGTTTATTCTCTTATATAATGATTGTTCAGCAGCAGTAACAGATGCTTGACTAG